ATGATCCTTTTTGTCTAAACAAGAGAAATTTTGTTTATGGAGATAAACATGTTGACAATCATAAAATTTAATGATATAAAGGAGTTATGATGAAACTTAAATTTTACAAAATTAGACCAGATGCAAAACTTCCATCACGCGCTCATTTAATTGATGCAGGGGTGGATTTGTTTTATTGTCCGGATCCTGTTCAATACCCCGATTGCTATTGGAAACCGGAAGGGGAATATAGAATCCCACCAGGAGAATCTTGCTTGGTGCCAACAGGGTTAAAAGTTGTGGTTCCGAAAAACCACATGTTGGAAATAAAAAATAAATCTGGGATTGCCCACAAACAGAAATTACTTGTTGGTGCGTGCGTTGTTGATCCTGGTTATACTGGCGAAGTTTTTGTTAACCTCCACAACATTGGAGGTTCAACACAAACTATACAACCCGGGCAAAAAATTGCACAAGCCGTGTTGGTTCCAATTATAGTTTGTGAACCTGTTGAAACCAATTACGATCCATCGCTTTTGGACACTGAAAGATCTGATGGGGGTTTTGGGAGCACGGGGCTAATATGAACAAAGAAACACAACAAACAATGTTCTCTTCCAAGTCTGCAGAGTGGGAGACTCCACAAAAATTGTATGATTATCTAAATCTTGATTATAGATTCACTCTGGATCCATGCGCTACTAGCAAGACTGCGAAGTGTGAAAAATATTACACTGAGGAGGACGATGGGCTTAATAAAAGCTGGGAAGGTGAAAAGGTTTTTATGAATCCTCCATATGGAAGAGATATTAAAAAATGGATCAAGAAGGCTTACGAGGAGGGACAAAAACCAAATACGGTAGTAGTCTGCCTGATACCTTCGCGAACAGATACAAAATATTGGCATCAATATTGTATGAGAGCTTGGAAAATAAGTTTTATTAAAGGCCGGCTTAAATTTAAAAATGATAATGCCGGTAATAACTCTGCTCCCTTCCCGTCAGCTATCGTTGTTTTTAAAAATTTATATGGCTGCGGCGCAATGGGCGGCGCTGTCGGTATATCAACGTTGGAGGTTAGATGACTAAAGTTGAAGGGAAAATACGACGTGCAATAAAAAGAAACAAGAAAAAACAATCTGAAAGAGATTTAAAGGAAAAAATAAGTATGTTTTCACAACTCGAAGATCAGTGTCTTGTTTGTGAAAAAGCGTTTGACAAGAACAACAAGGATATGGTACAATCATGGTATGTTGTTGTTCGAGAGAAGCAAGACAGGATTAATCTTTATTGCCCAGAATGCTGGACAAGAGCATGCAGTTTAGTGAACAACTTGAAAGAGGATATAAATGCAGAACAGTCTTAGTTTTGATGATGTGTTGTTAGAACCAAAATACTCAGATATAGAGAGCAGAGGTCAGATTGATATAGGAAACCACTTAAGTGAAACAGCATATTTGGAGTTGCCAGTTATATCAAGTCCAATGGATACAGTCACTGAAGACGAAATGTCGTGGACCATGTGTGACGAAGGCGGATTGGGTGTGCTTCATAGATATAACACAATTGAGGAACAGGTTGCTCTTGTTAAGAAGAGGCGATGTTTTACAGCTGCAGCAATTGGGGTGACTGGAGAATACGAAGAACGCGCATGTGCTTTAGTTGATGCTGGAGTTCGTTACCTATGTTTGGACGTTGCTCACGGTCATCATATTTTGGTGAAAAACGCGCTTAAAACGTTGAGAGACGTTTTTGGAAGTGAAGCCCACTTGATGGCTGGCAACGTTGCCACTCTCGAAGCTTTTAATGATTTGGCAGATTGGGGAGCTGATAGTATCAGAGTTGGAATTGGGGGTGGCTCCATATGTAGCACAAGAATTAATACTGGCCATGGCGTCCCAACTTTTCAATCAATACATGATTGTTCGTATTCGGATAGAGATGCGAAATTAATTGCTGATGGTGGAATTAAAAATAGTGGAGATATTGTAAAGGCTTTGGCTGCAGGGGCAGATTTTGTTATGCTTGGCTCAGTGTTGGCTGGAACTGATGAATCTCCGGGAGAAATATTTACAAGCGGAAATAAAAAGTATAAGGTGTATAGAGGAATGGCTTCGAGATCCGCGCAGATGGATTGGAGAGGGCAGTCATCTTCTCCTGAAGGCATATCAACTACAATTCCATATAAAGGCCCGGTGGCTGATATTCTTCGGGACATCGCTGGGAATGTTAGAAGCGGGTTTTCTTATACTGGTGCCCGAGATTTACGAGAATTTCAGTCGAGAGCAACATTTCTACAGCAGACACCCGCTGGCCAGCATGAAAGTTCAACACATATCTTGAGGAGATAAAATGGAAAATACAAGAGAATTTATAATCGAAAGCAGAAGACATGGCAAGTTCATCGTCTTGATCGATGCAGAAGATTGGGGTAGGATAAGTCAATACACTTGGCGCGTATGTAAAAAAAATAAATTTTATATTCGAACTAATGTTCCTCACCCGGAAGGCGACCGCCGAGCAGGCCTCTCCCGCTATGGTCACCCGCGCGGCTTCCGCGAATACACAATTGAAATTCAAAGAATGATTATGAACACTCCAAAGGGTATGTCAACTGATCATATCAACGGAGACACTCTAGATAATAGGAAATCAAACCTTCGCATATGCACTTCAGCCGAAAATAATAGGAATAGAGGTAAATCATCAAATAACAAATCCGGCTACGTAGGTGTTTCACAGGCACCGAGTGGGAAGTTCATCGCCACCATCAGCCATAGACGAAAAAAATACCATATTGGAACGTTTGACACCAAGAAAAAAGCTGCCATGGCACGCGACAAAAAAGCAAAGGAACTGTTTGGAGAGTTTGCTTATTTAAATTTCCCAGAGAAAGCGTGATGTTTCATAAATTTAGAAAAGCGGAGAAGCAAGTTTGTTTTGAAGATTTTGATAAAAAACATGCCGATTTGAAGATCAGGTTACATTACGATGGCTTGCGACAAAACGAGTTTTTTAGATTGGTAATGAGAAAATATATTGATAAGGATGAAAATATGATGAAAATTATTGATAAGTATAAAGATCAAAAAGGGAACCAAAGTATAACAAATAGAAAGAAGTCTAAACAATTGGTTGAAAAAGGGCGAGTTCTGGAGAAGCAGTTTGCTTTAAACTCTACTGAAGTGGAGAGTATATTTGATTTATTAGAAGAGGAACATTCAGAATTATGAAGAAATGTGCATCGGAATGTGTGAAAAATAATTATAAATGCCCGTTGAAAAAATGCAAATACTGGATTGCTTACAAAAAAGATTTAAACTGTACTTTGATCGCAGTAGAAAAAAATGGAGCTATGACACTGAGAGAAGTGGCGGAAAGACTGAATATAAGCTTCGTTAGAGTCAAACAAATCCAAGATCGAGCATTAATAAAACTACAATTAAAAGAAGCAGAATTAATTGACGATTAAATGCACTTTTTGTGTGTCGAGGTACTATTTATTTTAAACTGTGAACTCATAGAATCATAGGAGAACACCAATGAGTAATAAGAAAACACTTCTCAAAGAGAACACGATTCGTCGTTTTATGAAGCTGGCTTCAATTGAGCCTCTAGCGGAAACTTTTGTTGACAAACTAAAGGAAGAGGAAAAAGAACCCCTCGCAGAGGAAGAAACTGAAGAAGAAGTTGTAGGGGAAGAAACCCAAGAAAAAGGGCAAAAGGCACTTAAAGAAGTGGCACCACCGACAGATTCGACAGAACGCTACGAAGGATCGGGACTTGCGATGGATCGTGATGACGATTTAGGTGGTTTAGGTGATCTTGAAGATTTGGGTGAACCTGAAGAACTCGACGAGCCGGCGGCGGCTTGTGAAACTGAAGCATTGGCTGATCTGTTGTGAAAAGTTGGCGATGCCGTAGAGGTTTGGGCAGATGAACATGGTGTTGATGTTTCTGTTGATGTAGACACAGAAGGCGAAGGCGAAGAAGATTTAGGTCTCGAGCCCGAACTAGAAGGGCCAATGTCCGATCTAGGGCTGCCTCCCGAAGAGGAAGAACTGCCGCCCGAGGAAGATCTTCTAGAGAAGCTTACTCATCGCATCGCTTACCGCATGCTTCAAGAAAGAGAGAAAGCTGCGCGGCAGCAAGTGAAAGAAAATAAAATAGATGCGATTTCTGACGTAATCGTTGAAAGAATTTTTAACTCTGCTAAAAAATAAGAGGGTGTGATGCCTGATGGCATGGATCAGTTTCTGTGGTTTGTTATGGGAGTCATGTCC